TAATGGAAAAGCAAGTATCAGAAATTATAACGTTGCTCAGAGATGACAACGAGTATTACAATGGGTATGGCAAGAACTATTTATCTAATTCAGATATTGGTGTGTTACTTAGCAATCCTCAGGACTTCGGTAAGGAGCGAGAAGACAACAAAGCATTTATGGATGGCAGATACTTTCATCAGCTAATATTGGAGCCTGAGAAGGCAAAGGGTATGCCATCAGTAGACGTAAGTACACGTACTACTAAAGAGTATAAGGCATTCTGCGAAACCAATAACTTACCATTTTGTATGTTAAAGAAGGAGCAAGACGAGATTCAAAACCTTGTTAGTATTATCAACGGGAACATTGCGTTCTATGATGAGATTTATAAAGCAGGTAATGAGTATGAGACTCCGGCAGTTGCAGAGATTCAAGGTATGATGTGGAAGGGGAAGGCTGACATTGTCACTGACAATGCTGTGATTGACCTTAAGACTACGAGTGACATTCATAAGTTTAAGTACACAGCAAAGCAGTACAATTATGATTCTCAGTGCTATATTTATCAGGAGTTATTTGGTAAGCCATTGGTGTTCTACGTTATTGACAAAGGCACCGGAGTACTTGGTATTTTTAGACCAACAGAAGACTTTGTAAAAGGTGGCGAAATCAAAGTAGGCAAAGCAATTGAGGTGTATAACAAATACTTTAGTTCTAAGCCAACGGATGATATAGTGAACTACTACATTGACGAATATTTATTATAATATTGCATCCCCCGAAGCAAGTGTCTTCAAAGACACAGGGAGTCAGGTGGCGGAGTGGTAGACGCAACCGTTAACGGATAAGTTCGTGCAGACGTGTACCTACGGTGTTATATCCTAAACAAATACAGGTTCGATTCCTGTCCTGACTACAACCAATTGTTAACTTAGCCTCAGAGTTTAATGATTGGTATAAATAGACTGAGGCAAACAATAAATTTAAACACTATGGCACAAGATGAAAAAATCTTTGCAGACGGATTCTCATTTAAGAGAAACGAAAAAGCCCCCGACTTTGTAGTTGGGCGATTATCAATCAAGGCAGAAGATGGAGTAGCCTTCATCAGACAGCACGAGAAAGGTGGGTGGGTTAACCTCAACATTAAGACTGCACGCAGTGGCAATCATTACGTTGAGTTGGATACCTACGAGCCAACACAAAGTGGGGCGAAGCCTCAGTCAGAACCTAAACCAAAGGCACAGCCTAAGGTAGAGGATGCCGAAGATGGCGATGAACTTCCATTTTAGAATTGACACCCATTTAGAAACAAGGATTGGGGGAGTGAAAACTTCCCCTTTTTTTGCCCCTAATCCGTGACGAAAATGTCGATGTGTTTTCCCTATATTCTCTATAGGGGTTTTTATATTCTTTATTATTTTTTTAAATTAATAATTGAACTTAAAATCGACATAATCGACATAAGTATTAGTAATCAGATAGTTAGATAGTTTAAAACGACATAAAACCGACATAAGATGGTACATAATGTGACGATATTCCAAAATATTAGAGACACTGACACTCCATTCTTCCGAGACGTACACGTTATACTCGAGAGAATAAAGGAGGGAGCCGGTGCTACTAAGGACTTGGTGAAAAGAATAAGGTTGGAGAAGAGTAAACCTGAGAGACAAGAATTAAAGAAAGGACTTCCGGCAATATGTTTCAGTGGTACATTTAATAAAAGAACAGACGTATCCATAATACAGCATTCAGGATTGATATGTTTAGACTTCGATGGCTATACCAAGCAGAAAGAGTTATTGCACGACAAGGAGAACTTATCAAAGAACAAGTATGTGTTCTCAGTATTCATTTCCCCTTCGGGTAATGGTTTAAAAGTGTTGGTCAAGATTCCGGCAGATGCAGAGAATCACACGATGTACTTCAATAGCTTAGAAAAGTACTTTAATTCGGCTTATTTCGACAAGACGAGCAAGAACCTCAGCCGAGTATGTTACGAGTCGTATGACCCTCTAATTGCGATTAATGAGAATAGCAGTATTTGGGATGTTATCGAGGAGCCTGAGTACACTGAGGTGAGTAGAACAAGAGACAAGGCAACCATACCCATCACGGATGAGAATAAGATTGTGGAGATACTTGTAAAGTGGTGGGAGAAAAAGTATCCTATGCACGAGGGACAACGTAATCAGAATACGTATGTGCTTGCGATGGCATTTAATGACTTCGGTATAAACAAGAGCCTTGCATCTTACGTTATTAATCAGTTTGCTACGGAGGACTTTACACTAAGAGAGATTGGTGTAACCATTGACTCTGCATATAGGCATACAACAAACTTTGGTACTAAGTACTACGAGGATGAGGAGCGTATTAATACCATTAAAGCAAAGCTGAGGAGAGGTGTATCAAAAAAAGAAATTCGCATCCAATTGCAAGACTCCAACTTGGAGAGCGAGACTATTGAATCGGTGCTTAATAAGGTAGAGGAAGAGAATGAGATGCAAACCTTTTGGGACAGAAACGATAGAGGAGTTATAAAGGTGGTACACATACAGCTAAAGCAGTTTTTAGAAGACAATGGCTTTTACAAGTATTGCCCTGAGGGTGGTAAGAACTACATCTTTGTGAAGGTGACTAATAATTTAATTGACCACACGTCTGACAAAGAGATTAAAGACTTTGTGCTTACGCACTTGTTGGAGTTAGATGACATTGGTGTATATAATTACTTCGCTGACAACACAAGATTTTTTAGAGAAGAGTTCTTGTCAATGCTGTCAACGATTGAGATTTATTTTATTGCTGATAGCAAGTACGCATCATACTTGTACTACAAGAATTGTGCTGTGAAGATTACCAAGGATGGGGTAACAACGCTTGACTACTTGGACTTGGGAGGATACGTGTGGAAAGACCACGTGATAGATAGGAACTTTAACATTTGTAGTGTGACTGAGAGGTGTGACTTCAAAAAGTTTGTTAACAATATCAATGGAGGAGATGAGCCTCGAGTTAAAACAATGGAGAGTACGCTTGGATTTTTAATGCACGGGTACAAGAACCTATCATTTTGTCCGGCTGTGATTCTGAACGATGAGGTAATTAGCGACAATCCTGAGGGTGGAACGGGTAAGGGACTACTTATGAACGCACTTAGTAAGATGAAGAAATTGGTTGTAATCGATGGCAAGTCATTTGCTTTTGAGCGTAGCTTCGCTTATCAGTTGGTGTCAGCAGATACGCAGATACTTTGCTTCGATGATGTGAGAAAACATTTTGACTTTGAGCGTTTGTTTTCTGCAGTTACTGAGGGGTTAACTTTAGAGAAAAAGAATAAGGATGCAATAAAAATTCCATTTAGTCGTTCTCCTAAGATTGCTATTACAACGAACTATGCAATTAAGGGTGCCGGCAATTCATTTGCAAGAAGAAAGTGGGAGTTGGAGTTGCATCAGTATTATACCAAAGAGTTTACGCCACTTGATGAGTTTGGTAAGTTGATGTTTGGCGATTGGAACGATGAAGATTGGTGTGAGTTTGATAACTATATGATTGGTTGTTTAACGAACTATATCAAGACCGGACTTGTCAAGAGTAAGTTTGTGAACTTAAAGATTCGTCAGTTGTCAGCAGAGACTTGCCACGAGTTTATTGAGTGGTGTGGACTTGTTGATACGCATCAGAACAGAGAGGTGATGTTACAGACTGACACGAGACTTTATAAAAACGAGTTGTACTCAAACTTTGTGGATGAGTATCCTGACTACGGACCTCGAGGTAGGATGAGCGTGAGTCGAACCAAGTTCTATAAGTGGTTGATGGCTTATGGCGTTTACAAGGAGGGAGTGATGCCACAGGAGGATAGAGACCAACAGGGTAGATGGATAATTATTAAAAGCAAACCTGAGGGGCTTGAAGAAGCACCTTTTTAAATTAAATCAATATGAAAAACTTTATTAAAAAATTAAGATGTAAATTATTTCACAAGCATTATTGGGTATATAACAGGAATCCTTGGGGACAAAGATTCTATCATTGTTCAAAATGTGACCAAGCATTTATAATAAAGTCTAAAAAATAAACTATGAGAACAGCAATGCAAGAAGTCTTGTTATTGGTAGAACAAATGTACAAAGACGCCAAATCAATAATGGTTGAATCTGCAATGAATGATGTAATAAACATAATAACGCAGGAAGGATTGCCAAAAGAAAAAGAGCAGATAATGAATGCTTTTAGTAGAGGCTTAGGTACAGAATTAAGTGATTGGGAAAATTCACAACAATATTATGATAGAACCTATAACCAAAACAAATAACTTATGAAAACAGCAATGCAACTAATGTTAGAAGATTTAGAATTAAGATATAAAGTACTATCTAATGCAGAAATGCTACAAGCGTGTGGTGCAATAGAAGGAACTATTGACTATGCTAAATCTTTAATTATAAAAGAAAAAGAGCAGATAATAGATGCTATGGAAAAAACTGCAATGTATGTATCAGCGGCTTCATTAGATAAAGAAATAGGTAAAATGAATTTTGAAGATTTTTACAACCAAACCTATAACCAAAAAATACCTGAACTTTTATATAAAGATGGTACTCCAATGAGAAAGGTTAAGCTAGGTAAAGAAGCTGAAGAATTACTAGATGAAGCAACTAAAAGATTTAACCAAAACAAATAACCTATGAAACAATGTACAGAAGAACAAGTAAATCGCTTAAAATATTGGAAGAACAATGCTGAAGAGGATTATCTAACAACACCAATTAGTGTGTTAAAATATATTTCTGAACTTGAAAAATTAACACCAATAGAACTACCAAGTGATGAGGAGATAAGAATACAATTACAATTCGCAACTAATGATTTTTATTGGGGTGCTAAATGGATGAAACAACATATACTTAACCAAAACAAATAACCTATGATACAACGTACTTCAGGATATGACAACAAAGCAATGTGGGAATACTGCGAGACGCTTAAGAATGTTGTGACCCAAACCAAAGAGGTAAAGTCAGGCAGAGGTAAAGCTGTAGAGATTAGAAAAGTTTTAAAGTATAATACTGATATGCAAACAATAGCAAACATCATTGATAGTGCAAAGCATTATAGAGAGTCGTATGAGGCAGAGGAGAAGGGTAAGGTAATACTTAGGGACTATCAGGTTGATATTGTCAACAAGGGGTATAAGATAATCAGCCAATATAGATTCTTATACCTTGCTATGGAGGTGCGTACCGGTAAGACGCTAACAAGTCTTGCTATAGCAAAGCTATGCGGAGTAAAGAATGTTTTGTTTATAACAAAAAAGAAAGCAATTAGTTCAATTGAAGCCGACTACACTGCGTTAGACACTAACTACTCCCTATGTGTTATCAACTATGAAAGCCTACACCTCGTTATGAGCGACAAAAAGTGGGATATGGTTATCTGCGATGAGGCTCATAGTATGGGAGCATTTCCTAAACCAAGTCAAAGAAGTATATTGGTAAGAGAAGTTTTAAGAAGATGTCAGCCATTGGTGATTTTATTATCAGGGACACCAACACCCGAGTCGTACTCACAGATGTACCATCAAGTGTATGGTATTTACTCAAATCCGTTTAGGGAGTTCCAAAACTTTTATAGCTTTTGTAAAATGTATGTCAATGTAAAGCAACGAAAGATTAATGGGTTATTTATAAATGATTATGGTGGTGGATTGGATACCATACTTAAAGCGATGGAGCCATACACGATTAACTACACGCAGGCAGAGGCAGGGTTTAAGGCAGAGACCAACGAAGACATACTCGAGGTTGAGATGAGTGAGTTGACTTATAAGATTATAAAAAAATTAAAGAAAGATTTAGTTGTAGAAGGAAAAGAAAATATAATTTTAGCAGACACTCCTGTTAAGTTGATGATGAAAGTGCATCAGTTGTGCTCAGGAACAATTAAATTTGAGAATGGAGAGTCGATGATACTCGACTTGACTAAGGCTGAATTTATAAAGAAAAGGTTTAAAGGGTGCAAGATTGGAATCTTTTATAAGTTTAAGGAAGAGTATAACGCACTTAAAAAAGTATTCGGTGACGACTTAACTTCTGAGTTAAGTGTCTTCGAAGACACTGACAAGAGCATAGCATTGCAGATTGTAAGTGGACGTGAGGGGATTAGTTTGAGGCAAGCTAAGTACTTGGTTTACTACAACATTGACTTTAGTGCTACGAGTTATTGGCAGAGCAAAGACCGGATGACTACAAAGGAGAGGCTTGAGAATCAAGTGTATTGGATTTTCTCGAAGGGTGGCATTGAACACGACATCTACAAGGCTGTCACAAAGAAGAAAGACTATACAATTAACCACTTTAAGCAAGATTTTTATCTATGACACCAATAGAGGAAATATTTAAAGCATTAGAAACACTCAATCAAAATGACTTTATTGATTGGTTATTAATAAACAAACAAGCACTAATTGAAAGAGCAACAAATACAATCAAAGAAGATTAAAGAGTTAGAGGCTCAGGGCTATTACGTCATCAAACTTACAATGACAAACAAGAATGGAATACCGGACTTGCTTGCCATACCAAGGAATAGTGACGTGATATTTATTGAGGTCAAGGCAACGAATGGTAAGCTATCTAAGTTGCAAGAGTACCGGTTAAAAGAACTACAAAACCACGGAGTAAAAGTGGAAGTATTTAAAGGAGAAGAAATCAAATCAAATGACAAAGAAAAAAGAAAAGTGGTACAAAGGAAAAGGGGCGATGCAGTTATTCAAAAATGAGAACTTAATTAGAGAATATCGTTACACTGATACATATGACAGGAAAAGGATGTATAAAATATGGATGTCTGAAATTAAACCAAATGGGATAGACTGCTATGAATTAATCATCAAACCTAATATAGATGTAGATATTGACTAAAAATACTAATTTTGGAATATGGAAGACAATGTTAATAGCGAAAATTCACGGGCACAACGTATCTGCTTTAGGGTACTTGAGCAACATTCGCTGTTGAATAACATATACGAAAATTTAGTAGATAGAGAGTTTTTATCTGCGGATAAAGATATTAGAAAATTAATCATAGACCTTAGACTAATATTAAAATCAATGGAAGATGATGACTTTTGAAACGGAGACAGACTTAATCAGGGAGAAAAAAGCAATTGAACTATTCGTCAGCATCTTTGGAGGTTCATTTAAAAAACTAGACCCACAGGACATAGACTACAAGGTCTTTGATAAAGAGAAGAATCTAATAGCCTACGCAGAGGTTAAGGGTCGTATCCGTACAATGCACAACGCATACCCGCTTCCACTATCAGCAAGAAAGTTAGTTAAACTTATAGACAAAAGAATTATGCCCGTACTTATATGGGCGTGTGAAGATGGTATCATCTACGGTAAAGCCAATAAATTACAAGGAGAGATTAAGTGGGGAGGGAGACCTCCCCGTGAAAACTCATTCTCGGACTTAGAGATGATGGTGTACTATGATAAGCAAAAAGAACTTAAGTATGTTAGGTTCGTTTAGCTTCTTTTTTCTTTATAATCTTTTCTTGCTTTAGCATTGCAGCAGTTGGCTTCTTTCCACTACCTGCATTAGCACGGATGTTATCCCACAAACCACGCTTTGATGTAGAGCCATCGGCTCTCTTAATCATTTTTAAACCTTCTTTCATACAATTTATATTTAATTTTTACCAAATTTACTTGTTCCAAATCCACCTTTACTTTTACTTTGCGTTCCACCAAATCCTGAAGAGCCAAATCCTTTTTTAGATTTAGGAGTATAGTCATACATCTCATCTTTCATTGCTCTCTCCAAGCTATCTTTTGTTTTCTTAATAGCTTTTTCTGCTTGCTTTGCATCAAAGTCAACAGCGTCAGGTCCGAATGTTCTATACCAAAGGTCGTAATCATAACGTTTCATATCCTCTTGGTTTTTAAATCCTTGAAGTTTTTCAGATTCAACTTTCTTTTTATCTCCTTTAGTCTTCTCAGCTTTCTCAAGGTCTTTATACATATCTTTCATTACAGCCTTACGAATATCTTTATACAAAGGAATAAGACCTGCATTACCTAATACCTCAAGAGGAACCCTTACCTTAAGTTCTCTTTCACTCCTCGCAATAGCTTCTTCTTGTACTTTTTCTTTCTCTGTTGCTTTTTTAAAGATAAGAGCAGCAGTATTTAATGCAGGTGTATAAGAACCTCCCATATTCATAAGCAGTTTACCTAAATCTGTTTGTCTGCTATCGTCTCTTGGTATTAATGTATAAGCAATACCGTCTTTATACGGGTCATATTCTCCCTCTCTTAAAAAATCAAGGTATTTTTCATTTGCTTCTTCTATTCCATAGTTTAATACATTTTTAATAGCATTACCAAAGTCTCTTCCAATCAACAATGAACTAAATGCAGAAGCGAATGCTTGACCAAGTTTCTGCATAAATGACTTTTCTGTTTCAGGCTCATCATCATCAAAGAATAATCCCATAAGACCTGTGCCCATCATTTGAAGAACTAATCCATACAAAACCATACGTGTTGCAACCGCTCCAAGAACAGCACCACCTTGTTCCTTAGTCAGTGAACCGTTACCAACCGCTGCATTAATAGCTGTACGTGCTGTAACGTATTCAAATATCAAGAACTTTGTCATAAAGTTATTGAAGTTATTAAATGCTTTTAATGAAGAACTTTGGTCAGGCTTTACAGTTCCCTTTAAGATTCCCATAAATGGATTGTCTGTAGCTCCAACCATTACAGACCTTTCATCTGCAAGCTCGGTAGCTTTATCAAGAGCCTCTTTATTTTCTTCCATATATGCCTCATCATTTGCTGCAATCTTATCAAAGTCAACTTCTTTGCCTGTTATATTTAAAAATTGATTAGCAAATGCTCCAAACCACATAGGTCTCATAGTAACCTTATCCGGTGTAGATATTAAAGCATCAGCCTGAAGCTCAACTGCATTAACATATTTCTTACCGGATAAGTTATAAATCTGCTGAATTTTATTTTTTACAGGATTTTTTGATACAGCACCTCTAATACCGCTTGCTTGACCTAATATTGATGTATCGACTAATCTTCCTGATAATGTATCTGTAGGGAATATTCTATTAGTTTGTTTACTTTTTAAGTTCTCCATTATCATAGGAGCATCAGAAGACATAATAACACCTCTGTATTTTACACCTGTAGCAAGTGCTTTAGGGTCACTAATTACTGCAAAGCCAATGTTTGAACTTAACTCAGATATAAACCTACTTGTTCCTGCAAGTACTGCACGGTATCCTTGTCTGCTTATATAATCAGAAGCTATATCAAAAAATGAATCTTGAGTAAATGTATTTGTCAATAATCCTTCAATAGTTTCTTCAAATGCAGCATTGATAGCATTTATTATTTGTCTTTTTTCTTTAGGCACTCTTCCTTTGCTTTCTAAATTAGCAATGGTGCCATTGATTGTCTTACGAGCTGTACGTATTGGTCTTGTTAAATTGTAATCCATCAATACAAACTTAGCACCACGCTGAGCACTTGCAAATACGTCAAAGTTCAATGGAGATACTTTACCTGTTCTCGCTATCAAAGACTTTGCTTTAGTAGATGGTCTCATCGCATTGTTATACTCAGTTACAAACGCACTGCCTGATGTTAAATCATTTGGCTGATACTCGTGTAATACATTCAAGTGCACATAGTTATTCAATGGGTCAATCCTATCACCACGAATAATAGCTGCAGTAAATTCAGCCTTCTCTCTTAGTGATTCGTTTATACCACGAATATCTTTAATGGCATCTTTCTCAGCTTGATTAAATGAATTATACAATTTTTCGTTGTCAATGTTGCCATCAGGAGCAAATTCATTAAGTATTTTTTGCAGCATTTCTGCGTCACGTTCTCCAAATCGAGACTTGCCTGCGTCAATATGCTTGATGGTAGCTTTTAAATACTCAGATGCAGGATTTACTTCTTTATTCCCTTTGTTAGATTCAAATTCAAGCTGAACCATATAGGTCATCATCTTAAACTTAGACATTGTTGTCTTATTTGGGTCAAGTTTAAATGACTTTGAAACTTTTTGCTCTGCTTTCTCTAATATGTTTTGAACTCTATTTAATTGATTTTTAAATATAGCAACAGCTTTTGCAGGCTCATTGAATAATGAATTAAATATTTCTTTCGTTTTAAAGTTTCCAAATAATTGGTCAATATAAAATAAAGGGTTTCTTCTAATCATTTCTAACACACCTGTTCTTCCTTGCATTGCAACTGCAGCTTTTACTTTTGAATACAACTGAGAAAACTTATACATCTTGCCTTTCTCAACAGCGTTAGTTAAAACCTTATCATTATTAATTCCATCTAACTTCTCTAACATTATTTCTCCGTAGTGAGGTAAGTAGTTATTGTTAATGTTATCAATAACTTTAAGCAGGTTTTTTAATTCAGTATTGGTTAAGCCATCTACTGCGTCAGTACCAATAAGTCTGCTTAATTCTTTTACTGTATCTCTTTCATCTTTAGTAGAAAGACCGGAGCCATCAATAGTAGATTTTTTTACTGCATCAGTTAGTTCTTTTCTTTCTGTCGCTAATTCATCTTCAGTAAGTTCAGTCTCTTCAACCTGAGGAGCAATGTCCTCTTTATATTTACGCATAGTCTCTGCTTCCTTCTCGTCAATCTCTTTACCGTCAAGCATTTTTTTAATTGATGCTGCGTAGTCTAACTCGTCATCTTTAAATACTTTATTCTCAGAAGCATTGAATCTATCAGCTAACTCATCAGCTTTTGACTGCTCGTTGTCAATCTCATCAAGAATTGCTTGAACATCTTTAGTCACTGCAGACTTCTCGTCAAGCGTAAGCACTGCTTGTCTTGCACCAAACATATCAACTAATTCTAAGTAACGACCAAGATATTCATTAGGTATAAGTGTTGGGTTCATCGAAAATAATTGATTTAATTTTCCAACTAAACCATCAGCAATACCAATCTTTGTAACAATATTTTTCTTAGCCATCTTTAATTTACTCTTAGCTACGTCAATCTTATCAGCATACTCTGCGTTTGCAAATACTTTAGCCATATAGTCAACAAAGTTTGACACTGAAATCTCATTAAGCATATTTACTTTGCCAAATCTTGATACAATATTAGCGGCTTGGATTGATGTAATCTTTCCTTTTGATGCCATTTCTCTAATATCCTTAGCTAATTCCTTAGCTGCATCTCTTGATAAGTCTCTAATTTGCTTGATGACAAGCATCTTTTCTTCTCTTGATATATTGGTAATATCTTTTAATGCACCAAGTACACGCCCAATTGACACGGCACGCTTGGCACTAACTCCCATTTTAAGCCTACTCTCACGCTCCATTATCTTTTTCTGTGCATCATTACTCTCTTTATAAATATCTGAGTTTCTAATAAACGTATCTAAGTTAGATACTATCTTAGCGTCAGCTATATTTCTTGATTTTTGACGTGCAATTAACTCATCAGCCTTTACCATTAATGCATCATACTGAGATTGAATAGGAGAAATTTGACTAATGGCATTGATACCATCAATTACATCACGACTATTTACATTATTATCTTTGGCGACTCTTTTAATTGCATCTTGCAATACAACACCTGCATCAACCAATACCTTAATTGCCTTAATGATGGTCTTCATTATGGGCAATGCTATATTTACACCAAGATTTTCTTTTTCAAACTTGTCAATATCCTTAATTACTTGGTCAAGGCTGTTTGAGATTTTCTTTAATGTAGTTTTATCGTTAGGGTCTAATGCAAGTAAATCATCTAATGCACCTGTTACTTGTTCTTCCACTGTAGGCTGAGCCTTTGCTTTAGCTTTAGCTTTTTTAGCTTCAACTTTAGCTTTTTCTTTAGCTTGCTTCTTTTGCTCTTTATCAAATTCTTTCTTCTGAATTTTATTATTCTTGTCAGCAAGTGCTTGCTTGGCTTCTCCTAATGTCTCAAATCCATCAAAATTAATCTCATTACCATCAATATCTGTTGCAGTAAATGAGAATATTTTATCTTCATCAGTAAGTTTCGTTATTGTTCCAATAGGTTCACCATCTATATTACGTGCTTCAACGGTAAGTGATGAGATATATGTTACAGTTCTTCCGCTATCAGTGTCTTTTTCATCTTCAATATAGTCTATTGCGTTGTCTTTTGTAAACGCATCATTCTTAACATCAGACACTTTCATAGGAACAAACTGCTCTTCTTCTATCATAAGTACAGCTTCAGCTTGAACAGGTTTATAATCTATTAAAGATTGTGGAGCCTTACCATTATTGCCTACGTCCCATTGTGATTTATCAGCAGCATCTACATTATTTTTAAATGCTTCTACATCATTCATAAATGATTCAGCAAGTGTAGACTTTGGATTGGTAAATCCATCGTAGTATAAGTCGCTTAATCTTGCAGCCTCATCTCTTAAAGTATCATCTACATTGGTATCTCTTTGAATCTCGTAAAAATAATGACCAAGCCCATCAGGGATATTCCATCCAAGACGAGCACGTACTGCATCTAATTTTTGTTTGGCTGTAGCTTTTTGTTTTTCATTTCCGGTAAATCCTTTGATACCATCCTTAGCCAAGTAGGCTTCATTGGTAATCACTTGAATTTCTGCAATCGTACCATTAGATGTACGAATCTCAATAAGTCTTTTTGGATAACCTAAGTCTGTAGTCTCGGTAATTCTTCTTACTCCTGTATCACCCGGATACTTCTTGTCAATAATTTTAAATACTTTGTCAGCATTAGCGTCAGTATCTACTACTATATTTACACGTGAGCCATCACCAAGTTTTTCGGTAAATGCATTATACCACCTGATAGCTTTAACAGATGCACGCTCGGCACGTTTGATTGGGAATGGAGATATGGATGCATCAACTTTAGAGATAGCATCTTGAGCGATACCCTCTACCTCAGCCTTAGCGTCTTCGTAAAGTTTTTTATTTGCCTCAAATGTACGTTGTACAACGGGCTGTACCTTTTTAATTAAATCGTTAAATCTAGTTTGGTCTTCAGGAGATAATTTTTTGCCTTCTTTTTGTAAGTCTATTTCTTTTTGACGTAAGTCAGCAAGTTCAACTGCAAGTGTTTCTACTTTTGTGGTTGATTCTTGGAACGCTTTAAGAACGTCACTCCTATCGTATTGTCTTGTTTGGTCATCGGTGCCTTCATTGGTTGCTCCTTGGTAAGAAGATTTCTTGATGCGAATGTCGAGCGAGCCATTTCCATTGCTTCCGAATACGGAAAAGACAGCGTTTTCTGTTGATTCAAGTCTTGATTTGTAATCTCTTTTTCGTTCTTCATATTGTTCATCTTTAGTTAAATTAATATCTTGGTCTTGCGTAAAAATTACTGATACCTGAAGTTCATTATTATTTATATTAAATGCACTAATACCATTGTTTTCTAACTCTACAGACAGGTCTGACAATTGTTCGTCAGTTATTGGTTCAGCAAATGTATAAATAATTTGTGGATAATTAGTTAATCCATTACTATCTTTTTCAGAAAGAGGTGTATTTATTTTGCCATCAACCCATTCATCGTGCAACTCTGATTCAGTTTCTAATATAAATGCATCTTGAGAATACTTCTCTGCAAAGTCAAATAATAAATCGCTTAACTTTTTAGTATCAGCCTGAGGACTAACTGACAAAGTCATATTGAACGATGGTTCAAACTTCTTATCCCATAAACCACGCTTAGTATCTTTAAACTGAACAGCCACACCATCCACTTGTGCAACTGAGTCGATAATCTCCTGCTTGGTATCATTTAATATTTGAGTCTCCGCAGTTTTTATTTTAGCAAGAACTTTAGGGTCTTTCTTTTTAGCGTATTGCTTAACAAGTTTATCATAGTTCAATGACAACTTCTTAATCCTTTCAGTAATTGGACTAAATCCACGCACTGTAGCCGGAGTAATAAGGGCAGAGACGTCTCTAACAAACTTAGGTGCTTGTGTCTTTGAAGACACTTGCTGTGATTGTTTCCATTTCTTAAACCCTTCTATATCTGCTTTATTACCTAAGATATGAATTTGTTCGCTATTTGGTACTGAATATATCTTTTCCCCACCCATTACCTCACTTGTTGTTCCATCTACTCCTTCATTCAAAACAAATCCTTCTCCTAAATTATTTACATTAAGAATAACCGGATATAAATTTTCTCCATATTGAACGTTATCTTTTGTTTTAGAAAAATCAAAAAGATTACCTGTTTCTTTATTTCTTTTGGTATCATCAAACTCTTCAAACTTTTCATTGCTTCTATGATATACTATGTCTTTTACTTTGCTATTTGGAAATATAGATTTAAGATAATTTGCATATTCTTGTTCAGTTCCTATATCTGATAAATTATTATTAGTATTGTGAACCTCTTTAATTGGTGGCGTTACTTCTTGCGTCCCACTTTCAGGAGCGACTTCTTGGGTCCCTGTGGCAGCGACTTCAAGTCCTTGGTCTCCTTCGACCACTTGCTGCAATCCCACTTCGGGTTGTTCTGTGCGTAGCACGCTTTCATCTGTTGTTTGTTCTTGAATGGCATCTTGTTCTGTTTTAATTGGTTTACCAATAACTTTATATGTAGTAGGTTTATATGGGTCTTCAGGCTCTACCTCTTCAACTGAAAACTCAATCTTTTTATATGTACTTGAAAGGTTTTTAATTATACCTTCTGCTTGTTCTTTAGTTATATCATCCTGTGCAAGTTCAAGATTCCCGTCAGTAGATTCCATAAAATTATACTCTGCACTACCATAAGCTAAAGTCCTTGGCTTAGATTGCTCAAGAATATTAATAGTTTCTACAAACTTTTTATTGTTAGAATCTACTTGCTCTACTTTCCCTTTTACATCTTGTATTGACTTATCTAACTGCTCTTTTTCCTCTGTTGTTGTAGCCCTTGCTCTTCTTCCTAATAAAGCCGTAAGCACACCATTCATTATTGCACCAACAGTTCCGCCAACTGCAGAAGCGTTACCAACACCGTCAAGTATTTCTTTTGTCGTACCATAAATTTGATTGGCACTTACATTCTCATATATATTCTGAATACCTTCAGTGATGGCTTCTTCGGAACCGCCAATAACCGCTCTTTTTAAAATTTCAACTCCTTTATTCCCTACCAACGCCCTGTCTAATCTCTTAAACAACCCGTCTACAGGAAGCATTTCTATTGGGTAGGAAACCAACGCATTTTGAATAGCATAAGTTAATGCTTCATTTTCTGTAGCCCCTTCATTTTTAGCTTGCTCATAAGATGGTGCAGCTACTTGAGAAATTGTTAACGCACCTTGAGGCGTAGCCATTCTTGATGCCAACCCCTTACCATAGTTTATAACTGACTCAAGTTTTGTTCCTTTCTTTGCTGCAGCCATAGCTACTGTTTTGGCTCCTCCTGCTGTAAATCCTGATAGAATAATTGGAACCATTTCACCAATAGCCTTTGCAGTTTGTCCCCAAAAACCACTTGAAATATCTTTATCCGTTGGGATTACTTCATCTAATAATTTTTTGTATTCTTGAGCACCCTTGTATATGGTAAACTTTGAAGCATCGGACTCTTCTACTGCTCCCGTCTTGGCTATTAAATTTTTTATTCCTGCAGTTGCTATTGATGCTGTTTCTAAAACATCTGCAGGGAATTTAACCGCACCCTTTCCTGCCGTCTTAAGTAAATCTCCTACAATATACCCAACGCCCTTACCTTCAAACTCGTCTGCGGGCTTATATTCTTTTGTTCTTTGCAAACCCGTCATCCCCATTGGACCAACAATAACTGTTTCAGTAGGTTTTTGTGAAGCCAAAGAACCATTTGCCAAAGGAGATTCCGTACCGACTTTTTTTTTACCAACTAAAGATGAAAAGTCATCAGGCGTTTTTTGGTAACCTTTTTCTTTTACGTATGAATACATATCGTTAAAGACTTCATTATCGCTATGAAGTAACTGAACAAACTCTCCTTTACTTTTTGCATAACCTTTTGAGACTGCTCTACTATATAAGTCATCAATTACTTGTTCGTCCATTTTTTCAATTTTTATTTGTTACCGTAATCAACCCCACCACCACCTGAACCACCTGCCGGTGCTCCATTAACTTTTATAAATTGTTCAAGGTCTGCTTTTGCTATTGCAGCTTCATCTTTCTTTAAGTTTGCATTATAAGTAAATTTCTGACCATTTGGTGCAGTAACTTCAACATCATTTCCAAAAGGACCTCCCATATCGGTTACTTTAAAAGAAGGACCCAATAAACTTTGTAATGATTTAGTTGACGGTCCTGACCTTACGGTAAACAATTCAGGCAGTATATTTACTACAGGAGCAATTCCTCCGCCTCCTGTTCTTGTAGCTTTAACGTCTTTTAATTGCTCTTTTGTTAATGCACCATATCCACTTCCGCCACCACCTGCTTTTACAGCTTCATTTCTATCTGTTACTCCGTGAAGTTCTGTTCCTATAGCAGCAAAATCATATATGCTAATAGGTTTACCACTTGCGTCAATCATTGGAATATCTCTATTCTTTTTAGAGTCAGCATACGTAAGTTTAACACGACCCGGAGTGCTTACATCAATACCAAGTAACCCTAAACTCTGAGCATTTGGAGTACCTAATAATATATCTGCTGCTGCTTGCTTTTCAGCCGCTGTTTTGCCTGTATATAATTGATTCCAAGCACCTACTGCAGCTTTCCCTGCTTTTCTAGCATCTGCTCTCTCATATTCATATTGAGATGGCTGTCTTGGTTGTGGAGCAAATCCTCCTAAGTCAACCTCTACTTTGCTATCCATTTTAGCTAACAATTGAGTCTTAACCCAATCCTTAGCTTCTTGTTCTTGTGCTTTATAATGAGCACCTGATTCATCTAATATACCAAGACCTGTGCTTGGATTTATTTTTAAAAGCAATTTGCTTGGGTCTTTTTTAGCTAACTCTTTATCATACGTAAATGATGTACCATCATAATTACCTACCTGCATTGTAAGTACAGATGATAAATGATATGGGTCTGCAAAATAAGACTTTACAGTTTCATCTACTGCTTTATTAAATTTATCTACATCATCTTTAAATTGAGGATATTTTGCAGAATCTATTGCTCCTCCTGTTAGTTTTGTAATGCTTCCTGCTTTTGTTTGAGTTGCAATTTCTTGTAATACTTTTATTCTATTTCCTAAAGTTTTAACAGTGCTATTCATTGCCTCTTCAACTTTAAAAGCGGGTATATTTGTTAATATTTTTCCCCTAATAACATTAACAGGAACTACATCATTGGTTAATCTCATTACACCCTGATTGTTTGGGTCAGGTTCTAATATACCAACATTTACAACTCCTGTTGCAGGGTCAATTACGGCTTTTGATTTTGAAAAATCACCAAATCCCTCAACTGATGCCATATTAGCACCTGTTAATGGTTGAAATTCTCCGGTTTGAACACCTTCCATTTTTTGTCTATAATTCTCTTGATATAGTTTTTGTAAATCAAATAACGTATTTGTTCCGTCTATATAGTTTTGTCTTCTTAATGTATAATCCTGCAACTTCATTTTACCCGACTTTAATAACTTGGTATCAATCATTTGCTGCTCCATCATAGAATGAGCATAGTCATTGGTAAACTTATTAGCATCTTGAAATTGACCTTGAGGAGCATTCTGTAAAGTTTGCTGAAACTCACGTGTTGATTTATCAATTGCAGCTTTCTTTTCTTCACGAATCTTTACTTCGTCAGCAAGCATATCAGAGATACCCTTCCCTATTTCAGCCCAATTGACCTGACTGTCCGCACTTCGTTCTGCATATTTATAATATGTTGCCATAGTTAATTTCTTTTACCGTATATATCAAAAGGATTGTTATACGTAGATGGATTATAAAATCTAAAATCTTGTTGTTTTTGTAAATAAAGAGGCATTGGGGCTTGATAACCTTGAAAAGGTGCTTTAGCAGATGCTCCTATTGGACTAATATTAGCAGGCTGAAGATTTGGATTAATAGTCTGAGGAGCAGCAGGCATAGTTAAATTTGCTTTAGGCATATATTCGGGCTGTCCTAGTGATGTAGCACTTACGCCACTTACATCGGCTGCACCTGCACCATACAATGGAAGAGCAGCGGCTGCTTGTTTTGCAAAACTTGTTATCCCTTGCACGCCTTGTTCTATTGATTGTGCTCTTAATCTTTCTGCATTTGCTGCAGCTAATTGAGCACCTTCTACTTCGCCTAAATCTAATTGAACACCAACATCACGTAAACGACTTTCTTCCGCTAATTGTTTGTTTTCTAATGCCATCATCTCTTGACCCATAGCTGTTCTAACTCCTGCTTGTCCTTGTTGTTGTGCTAATTGAACACGACCCGCTGTTGCAGCAGCACCTCTTTCACTCTCTACGCCTGCTTGAATAGCTTGAGCACCCTGAGCCAACAATGCTTCTCTTTCTAATTCGTATGGTTCTTTTTTTATGCCTTGTGCAGCATAAAAGTTTGTTTCTAATTTTTTACGTGCATTAGCCATAGCCTCATCAGCATCTTTTTCAGCTTGACGCTGTGCTTTTTTTTGCTTGCCTGCCTGAACAAATGACATTGTAGTTGTAGCTGCCGTTGCTGCCAAACTTGTAGCTGCTGCTATTGTTGCTGCTGTTGCTGCTGTTATTGCTGCCATATTATAATTTTTTTATCATTTCTGTTGTGTAATTATCTCCTTTTTCATAGCCTAATTCCTGATACGTATTTATAAGACTTTCGTTTTTTATTAATGCATAAATATATTTATTGCCTGCCGTCTTGCATATATCTGTTAATGCTGATACCAATAACTTAATGGCGTCTTTTCTTTGTGGCTTCTTAGTATATTCCTTGTTCGATATTATCCAATCTACCCAAGCTACCTTTGAATTAGTGATATACATAAACCCTGCACAAACCGGAACCTCATCATCTAAAACCATTATCCCTCCCTTACCATCACGAGGAAGAAAATCTCTTGGAGGAGCACTCCATCCCCAATCTTTCCACCATCCTACAAGTATCTCATCGTAGTCTGTTTCGTTCAGTTCTCGTATATATAATTCCATATTCTTACAAAGATATTAAATTTAAGGAAAACTTTTCATAACATCTGACTGCACCGCAAACAACTCAACTTTACTTGTAGAAGTGTTTGATAGTGTAAATGTACAATAATGTCCTAACACCCCGTGAGACTCAGCTACTGAGTTTTTAATGTACAAGAAAAACGCATCTTGTATTGGTATAGGTGTTGTTCCTGAAATTGTGCTATCTATAGTAAGTTGATTGATTGCATTTGGCGTGTCAATAGTTATTGCTGTTACCTTACCCGCAAGTATTGGTGTCACATAAGGAGATACTGAATAGTACAAATAGTCCCCAATACTAATAATGCTTCCTATTTCTACAGCAAACTTAACTATAACAGCCACGCCTGAACCCGTTACTTGGTAGCTTTTACCAATACCATTAACACTTCTAAGTGCAAGTTCGCCAACTGAGTCGTTTCTTATAAACGCAAAAAAAGCAGCTTCCTTTTTTGAAAACCAATTCACGTCTATAAATCCTGAGTACTGTAAGTCTGTCTCTAATGTCGCAGCCCAAGCAGCATCCCCTTGTATGTTAATGGTCTTAAATAGCTTGTTTTCAAGGGGTGCTGTGTTAAATACACTTTGTATAGACGAAGCCGTAAAAGTGCCGTAGAATGTGTTCCTATTAGCATTTACGTTATGTCTGTAAAGATTACCACCTTTGAACGTGTAAAAATAGTTGTTCATCCCTATCATAAAGTCAGGATTGTAAGAGTAGAAGGATACCCATCCCCCTACTAAATCGCTATATGATAATGTATAATTTGACATAGTTATTTATTAGCAAGTTACATAATTTGTAAGTTCTCCTGTAGCGTCAACTTCTCCTGCATAGTTTGTAGTACCATTTGTAAATTTACGCCATCCCACACCACCAACATAAGGAGTTGTTAAAGCCAAATCGGTATAAAAAATCATTGTAACAATTGGAACCGTATATCCCGGTAGTGCATAAATAGTAACTGATGGGCTTCCTGTAGTGCAGGCAAGAATCGATGAACCTGTTGCAAATGAATCAATAGTATATACCTCAGGATTACAAGCACTCTCACACCCTTCTAATGTAGCATATGTTCCGCTACCATCTCCCGGGTCAACGCAAACTCCGTCTATACAGTTGTATGACTCACCTGAACCACATACCGCTTGGCAAGCCACTAATGTTGCATATGTTCCGCTACCATCTCCCGGGTCTGTACAAGTTCCTTCAACACAGTTATACGAAACGCCATCACACGCAGGGCAAGTTTGTTGTGGTAATAAAACACACCCAACCTGCTCTCTTGTAATTACTCCATCTGAATAGAATCCATCCGCAGCACAAGTTGCTAGTGTGCTATTTGTAAACACGGCAGTTGCCGAACCAAGTGATGGTGCATTTAAATAATATACTGAACTTGTTGCCATTTTTTATATTTTATTTTAATTATACAGGACAAGTAGGTGGTGTTACATTCTGTGCAGTTAGATTTACTAATCCGTGAACAGGGGTTGGGCTAACTAAATAGTCCTCATAACCCTCTACGTTAGTAATCTCTCCACTTGTAAATATTGTTCCGCCACCTATTATATCACATAAGTTAAATTGTATAATGTTTCCTGAACCTGACACCCACTCACCACGGATGGTGTAAGGTAACTCGCTTATCAATGGATATATTGTTCCACTTTGAGCACTTCCTGCTGTAGATGTTACGCTTAATATTTGAGACATCACGTTATTATATATCGTTAATGCTCCACCTGATTGCTGACCAACGTTCCAATCTAATGTAACCGTTGTTGGTGCAGCACAATTGGCTTCACAAGACTCTAAGTTATCATACGTTCCTGTTCCATCTCCCGGGTCTATACAATTACCATCAATGCAATTATATGAAATAGGGGATAATTCACAACCACAACAAGCATCTTCTGTATTTAAATTTGAATAACATAGTTCTACAGCTACTGAAGACCTAAAATCCCATACTAAATACAAATAAGTTTGAAGAGCAGGCACCGTAAAGTTTGCATAATTATTACTGCCACCACCTTGATTAGGCGTAGCAATTGTTGTTAATGCTAACAATGAATTTATGTTTGCCGTAGTATTGTTATATAAAGTATTGCTAACAAGATATCTAAATTTATCGGTAGCAGGGTTAAACACAAAAGTATCAGTAGCAAGTTTATTTGAAATCAAACTCATTGTGCTTCCTGCAGGAGGGAAACCACCCGTACCTACATAATTTGTTGTTATATTATATAACGATACAAGCGGATTCGTTGTTCCACTAGCAAATGTCACAAATGTTGATTGTAATGGAGATGTAAATGAACCACTTACATACCTATACTGACTATTAATGGTTTGACCTGAATCATAATCATTAGTAAGTACAATTTGAACAATACTTAATGATGCAGCTTGAACACACTCTACCTCTACGCTTAATGTAATATCGCCTATATAAGTTATTACAAGAGTTACAGTTTCTACTGATACATTATTCTTATTAAAAGTCAACGTACCACTTGTAGTAACTACTCCTGTAGAATAAGCTATTGCATTGTAAGTCGCTACTATTTGGAAATTACCACTTGCACTTATTGAAGAAACAGTATAGTTAATGTCTGTGTTTCCTACAGTTGGACCTAAGTCAACGCAATAAGTTGTTGTTGCACTTGTAGCAGATGACAATGTAAATGTCTGAGTAATACCACAATTTATACACTGAGGATTTGATGGTATAGCGATAGTGTTACTTGTTAAAACATACTCATTCATATAAGGGTCAAAACCACCAAGTTTTTGAGTATTAAAAGATTCATTAAATGTATCTCTAAACCAAGTCCTCATATTCATTTCAGACACAACTTTTAGTTCCTCACTAGAATATGAAGTTCCACGTAGTTGGATAACAGCCCCACGCTTTACGTCAGTAAAATATCTATCGTATCCCCATTGAATATAACTCTCAGGATTAAAACTAATACCATACTTTTCGCTACGAGCAATCTGTGTGCCTAATACCTCAGGAACTGAAGCCACAACACCACCGCCCGTAGAGTCTGACAATAAATTTTTATCAGCTAATACGTATGAAATCTTATCTTCTTGTAATACAAGGACGTCCGTTTGTCTTCCGTCTAATATAAATATCTCTCCAAAAGATGGCTCACAAACTTTATAGTTAAGCAACCCTAAATTAAATTCATTTAATTTATTTACGTTTGACTCAGCACTATATATGCCACTATATGTAATATCAGCAAATCTATCTGCTGCCTTATAGTCTTGAGCGGAAACGCTTGTCACTCTGTTTCCAAAGTTAAAAGAGTTCCCAATGATTGAGTCACGAATCTTATAACTCTCTGCCCCGTTTCCAAATGCAAAACAATTAAAAAACTTAGTATCAATTATAGCAGATGTACCTGCTCCTATATTTTGGTTTTGGATGTTACCCATATGGTTACCACCCGTAATAGCAAAAGACATTTCATTTTCAAAAAATACATCAGGAAGAGCGTCAGTTGGTTCTGTTTCAAATATTAAATTCTTTTCAGAACGGAATACGGTAATATTAACCTCAACATTAGAAGCACGTGAACCGGGGAAGTTAATTCCCGGACAACTTCTAGTGCCTGTTATCATTAAATACAATTCATTCGTTGTCGGATTCCTGTAAAATTGATAATAGTTAATTCCACCATCAGTAGGAACTACGGGATTTCCCGTGCCCGCAACAAATGTATTTTCAGGTATAGCATCTCCACAAGAAGCATATCTAAGACCATCATCTAAAAATTGCTCTATATTATCTCCAACAAACCAATCATACATATTATCATATGTAGTTGAAGAAACAAGTGTTTTTTCTAAAGTATTTGTTCTCTCTTCACACTGACATCCGCTACCATTTCTAAATTGTTTTATATCTAATACAATTCTGCTTCCTGCAGGAACTGTGTAATCAGAAAACTCCCAAGTTGGATGAGCAGGGTCGAATCCTGCTGTTTGAGCAGTATTCATTGGATAATCTAAAATAGGGAAAGTACCCGGTCCAATTGGTCCCGGACTTGCCGCTCTTGCTGTTTTTTTACCCGGAGCAATAATAGCATTCTCATCTTGAACTGTATTAAAGCTATTTGGGTTTATTTTCATATAAACTCCCGCAGGAATTGGTATAAATACTGAAGGGTCTAATTCAGTTGGTATTTCAATAAAGTCTGACGCTTGAGAGGACTTCTCAAGAACAGTTGCATATACGCAAGATGATGTTGCTCCACTTGAATCAGCTTTCACAATTAATCTATCTCCTGCTTCTACCTTTCTTGCATTCTCTCCTTCTAATAAAAAGTATGCATTGTTGGTTAAAGGGTCTTGGAAGAATATGCTACAATAAATTGTCTCATAATTCTCTTGGTCAGGTTTTATTACAAACTTATACCTAGTAGCCCATCCCGGAGGTTTTTGAGTAGCAGGTATTGTTACTTTGATTGAATTTTTAAATGCAGACAATCCACAAGGAACGTGCTCTGTATTATTAGGACTAACAAGAGCAGTTGATGCTCTATTAAACTCATCCATATAAACTATACCAATCTCATAATCACGATTGCTATGTAAACTCTGAGGATTAGCTACTTCTTGAAAAGTAGCCTCTGCTAGAACAACTTGATAGTACTCATAAAAAGTTTGAGTAGGGCTAGGTACATTATTAACAAATTTTTGTGCAATAAATTGGAATCCAATCCAATTACTGCTTGGGCTTGTTACAATACCAATAGGTTGTGCAACTGCACTTATACCACTTCCTATAGCTGTATTTGAATCTAAAGTATTTGGCAACAAGCAGTTAACTGAATCAGTAAATGTTGTTCCTGTACAAGCGGTTGCAAATGATTGAATGTTTGCTGATGTACCAACTGCAGTTTGAAACTCTACACTTGTCGCTAATGCATATACAGATGTGTACGTTTTAGTTAAAAAAAATGAAAAGTTTAAACTTACGTCAGTAGTTTCTTGTGTAGGGAATGGAGTTTGACCTGAAAATTGAGCGTGCTCAATTGTTACTGCCAAACTAACAGCAGAACCTGCAACTAAATTTTGACCTGTTAAATCAAATGAAACTATTGAACTTGGAACACTTACGCTTCCGTCAATATTATAATTTCCTGTTGAAGTAGCATCATTTATATTAGAATTACCAATAGGTAATGAAACCAAATCAGTAGTATATTCAAACTTAACGGGAACACCATATTGGTCTACCAAATCGTATCCTTCAATGTAATTACCATACATCAATCTATTTCCCATAATAGTCTGAGCCTTAGCGTATCTAGGTACGTTATCATACAATCTTAATAATTCAGACTCAGATAGTATTGTAAATATTTTACTATTGGTAAATATATATTGGTATTCTGTATTATTTGCAAGACCTAAGTTAGCCTTGTCAAGTTTTTCAATAACTTTTATAACAGTACCATCTGCTCTTTTAAATAGCAAATCAACACCAACTACAAGAGAACTTCCTGAGTTATATGTAATTCTTGCTGAGTTGCAGAAGTTGGTCATACCCTCATTTAAAAAACTCTCAGTACTAAAACTAAACGCATTAGGTACAAAAGCAGGTTGAGACCACTGAGATGTAGCACTATACTCTCCGTCAATATATTTGTATCTATAAGCAAAACAAATAAATCTTGTAGTTAAAAAATTCTCCTGTCCATTAGTTACAATAGGCTCTACATCAGGAGATTCTACCGGTGGCTTCTTAATCACAAGCAAAGATTCTGCTGTAAATTGGTCTATATTAGATACGGGGTTAGCGTAATTTCTATTGGTATTTATAAATCTAGGTGCATTGTAGTCATCCGTAAAAAACAATAAATCGTTTAATATATTTACACCCGTAATCAAATAACTTGGGTTAAAGTTTAACACAGTATTAACGTTTGCACCATCGTTAATGCTTATTACGTGATAGGTTAATATGTTGGTAAAAACGTTAAAAGAAACAATTAGGTCAAGTTTACCTGTAGCACCTACCGGGAAAGCTGAGTCGTGAACAAACCAATATATGGTTTCATTTGCACTATCCTCAATTGCACCGATACATCTTGCTGATGAACTAAGAGATGTTCCATTATATTTTAATGTAGTAAGAGAAAGATTACCTTTTGTATTCTCTATTACTCCCATCTCAGCGTTCTCGGTTGAACCCATCCTAATATTCATAGCGTCAACATACTCACCCTCAGGAAGCAAACGTTCGTCTACTACCTTATTCATTCTACCTGCTATGAAGTTTCTTGTAAAATTTGCCATTTTATTTTATTTGCTTGTCCATACCTCTCATATTCATTAAGAGTCTACCGGGATGAATGTTACTGATTCTTATTTTAGCATTACTTAACAAAGCCTTTCTTTTTTTACGAGAACGGGCAACAATATATTCTTGGACACCAAGTTTAGAACTAAGTATCTCATATTCAACTGCTGCATAAATATATGCTTCAAATAACTTGTTTACCGTAATCAAAGAATTGTCTCCCTGCTCCATACCATCAGACACATACTCAAGAATACAAGACAACCCCGACATCGATGAGTCAAAGTTAATAACTCCTGACTTTCTATCAATATTAAAAGTAGGATTAAAATTTGCAGTCTCTGTATTTAGTCCATATGCCGCCCCAATGTTTGCTTCAAAATACCACATCCCATCGTAGTTCCATCCTAACTGCCCATTATATTGATTACCTTGATTAAGGTAAATACTCTTTTTTGTTTTAGCTAATCTCTCCAAGTCAATAGTTGAGTATTGTGGAGATAAAGCATTCCCGTATTGGTCAAATAAAATACGACCCGTATTGTCTTGAAGATAAGCCTTAGATGAAAGTGTTTGAATATTCTCGGTTAAAGGTCTAAGCCAACCATCTTTGTATAAAGATACACGCACCCAATTGACATAGTCAGAAGGTAAAATAAATCTTAATGTGTCAGGAACAGTTAACTCTAATACTTTAATTTCTTTAAAAGCATCATAATTTAATTCCTGAATAGCACGCTTTGCGTGAAATAATATTTTATAACGTTCTTCGTTATTAACTAAAGAATGGTTTCCTGCATACATCAATAAGAAGTTATTGACTATGTCAGTTAGGCTAATGAATTGATAAGACCCCCAATTGGCGTCCTCAGGTACTACACCTCCATTCTCGTAATATTGATACTGTGATATATATGCCATATCTTAAATTTTTATGGATTTTGTTCTTGTTGTTCTTTCGCCATACTAAATTGTGTAACCTCAGTCTCACGAATAGATACACCACAATACTGAAGAATCCTTGTAATTAACTTATATTCATCTTCAGGAGGCAGTTCAAAGTCTTGATAATCATTTTGAGATTGGTCAAACACCGGCTCACCATTAGTAAGTGTTATATATGTCCATTTTGGAACTGCAGGATACCTAAAATAGGTTGATTCTACTTGCCCCTTATTACTTATAGTTGTAGGATAAAAAGTCAATTCTGAGCCTTGTAATGCGTAAACAGGGAACTCATTTGTTGGTTGCGTTAAATTTGAATTAACCAACAACGTAAGTTTATTATTAATTACCTTTTCCGCTTGAACATTAGTAGATGAAGAAAAAACTCCATAAGAGTTTGCAGAAGCTAAAAATATATTTGAGTCTAATGCTAATACGGTATTACTAACTACTGATGTTACGGTAGATACTAAGCCTGTTGTTATGTTAGTAACAACGTCACCTGCTGAAATATCATCTGATAAAAATGTAGCAGTACTATCAACTAACTGACTACTAACTACGGATGTATTTGTTCCTGTTTTCAATGTAACCGGTCTACACTTAACGTCCAATAACATATAAGTATAATAACCTGTTGTCGCAGGAGTAGGCATTGAGAATTTGTTAGCAGCTATTTTTGTTAAATAGTCTGTTCGTAGAAAATATTCTAATACTTCTGCTGTTGGTTGTTCCATATCAGCATAGTCTACACCCGACAATCGAGCATTTTCTGCATTTATAACCTTATTGTAACTATTAAAATACTCCTCATAAATTTCCATCTGTGCATTTTGAGCATACAGATTGAAATCAGAAGGAGAGATATATCCATAGTTGTTCTTATTCAACACAGACAATACCGCATTTCTTACTGAGTTTATCATTAGTTCTTTTTTACAAATATACATAAAAAAAAGAGGGCACAATCAGTACCCTCTCTAACCTATCAATCTATCAATAACCAAATATATCTACGACAAAGTTGCTTCTAACATTTTTAGCGAATCTATGCCTTCATCACTTTGTAAGAAATGGGCTACCATACTAAAAGGGTCTTCTCCAAAAGGAACCGACAACATCTTCTTTTTATTAGTAGCTGTATTAAACCATACTTCTTTCTCGCCATTTCTTAATACCAATAACTTGTTTTCAAAAAATGTACGGACTTTGGCTTGGAATTTTAATTCAGGGTCATTCAATATATTTAAAAACTCTCTTGGGTCTCTTTTAGCAAATACCAATATATCACGCTTTAACTCAGCAGTAGATACGGTAGATGGGTCTTTACCAAACATCACTCTTGTTAGAGTTTCAATTTGGTCAAGTGTAAGCTGACGAGCCTCCACTAAGGCATCAACTTCAATGTTTAAATCTTCAACCTCAGCACTTGCGTCTTTCTCTTTGTCTATTTCAACAAAAATATTGCCATTTAATGGATGGTAATGTAAAAACTGCTGTAGTACGGGGTTTGTTCTTGGCACTCTTAAGAACCCATCTTCAAAGATGATTGGTTCAATAATAGCATTCCCATCTTGTTCGTCCTCGAAAGGAGACTTCTGATTTATGGAATACCTAAGAGCACGGTTTTGGTTGTTTTTCTCGTCAAACCACATTAGTGGGAATCGAGGATGGTTTCTTGACGCTAACGTATATGATAGCGGATTACCTATTTTTAATCTGTAAACTTTATCTACAGAAGATATAACTTTTGACATTTTTATAAGATTTAATTTGATTTAATTTAAAAAAAGGAGAGTGTCTTTGAAGACACCCTCCAATTATATTTACCACCTATTATCCATAACGGAATAACACGAAGTTGTTAGCACCCAAGGTACATACGCAACGCTCAGAAAGGAAGTTAACCTCCATTGCATCTAAGTCGCTTGTAGCGGCACCACCGGCAGAACCTGTAATCCAAGTCTTGTATCTGCGGTCTTCAGCTTCAGAAGCACGGTAACGAACGTGTAAGAAAGGACGCTTAGCATTCTTTCCCATTATTTGGTCGTACACTGAAGTAGAACCTGCAGGAACCATTAAACCTGTAATAGTACCGGTTGCAGTTGCAGCAGCACTGCTTAAACCACCACGCATTGTTGGGTCATTTAAGTATTTCCAATCAGACTTGTAGAAATCATAACCTCTACGGAATCCTGTGAAACCTAAATTTAACGCCATATCAACATCGTTATCGAAAAGACCGTATGAAGCTGATTGAGAAGCACTACCTGCGGTATAGCCATTCAATTGAGCCAACATATTGTCAATATCGAAACTCAATCCACGATTTACGAATACTACGTTCTCTTCGATAGCACCTTGCTTATCTAAACGAGAAACGATAGAATCCCAATCAGATAAAGTTGTTGGAGTACCACCACCCCAAACGTTACCACGATTGTTTACAACGTAGAAAATACCTTGAGAACCAATAAAGCCTGCAGTTGCAGCACCTGAAGCAGATGCAGCGGGAACAGCTTCAATCATTGAAGTCTCTAAGTAATCTTCAAAACGTAAACGAGTCTCGTGCTCTGATTTCAAATACCACAAGTAACCTGTAGCACCGTTCTCAGTAGTAACTTCAACCCAACCGATTTGAGCCATATCTGAACCATTAACCGCATACTTATCTTTAATGATAATAGGGTTGTTGCTGTAGATATCATCTTCTGATTCTAATGAACCAACCATTCCGTTAGTTCCTTTCTTAAACTCAGAACCATAAATGAATACGGTACAAGCTGTAGAAACAGCGAATGCTTGACCTGCAGTCTCGTAGTAAGCTACTGTGAAAGTAGTTGCTGAAGGAACTGCAGTTACGATAGCCTTGTTGAAAACACCTGTTGAGTTGTTTTGAATCATCAACGTTTGTCCAACACGAATAGCGATATAAGTCACACCACTATCAGCCACAGTAAAAGTAGCTGTTGAAGCTGCTGCTGCTGCTGCTGAAGTACAACTTGTGTACTTAATGTGTAAACGTCCTTGTTCTGCCCATTTGATTTGGTCAGAATTAGAAGGCATCTCTGCTCCTACCATACGTAAGAAAGATGCGATTGTTCTATTACCATAACGCTCAAATTCTTTCTCATAAGTATCAGGAAGATACTGATTTAAGAAGTCGAAGTTGGTAATGTAGTTT